TATCGCCATACAACATGATAGCATCAACAACCATTTGTTGCTGTTGACGCGCTAGCTTATCAAACGACGTACCAAAATATCTTGATGCACACATCAAAATCATATTGGGTAAAGTATTAAGAAGTTCATAAGTCATAAGGGTAGACAATTTCCTGGCTAAATATGGTGATTCATGACGAAGGGTAGACAATTTTTTACCGCTAAGTCATTGATAATAAAGGGCTTAACAGTCCCGTTGGGGTCGCCATTTCTTTTTTAACCCCTTGAATCATAACACTTTTTTTCAAGGGTGGACAATTAATATTAAAAGGGTGGACAATTTCGTTCACTTTTTATCTCCTTTTAAAATTGTACCTCGGCAATTTTTCGCATTAGTTTTGCGGCTCCGGTCGATCCCATGTCTATTTTTTCAGGATCGCAAAAAGTATATGAGCTGCACATACCAAGCCAGATATCAGCACCGCTGTTTTGTTGATCGAGCAAATTTTGGCACAAATCTTTTGCTTCATCATCAGCTTCAAAATTTCCTAGGTAATCAAAAGACAGTATTTCACCATCTTTAACAGTAGCGATGGCTTCACCTGCGCCATGATAACGATCAGCTTCCGCATCATTTAGTGTTATGAAATCGCAAGCTGCTTTCTCAATTCGATTTTCAAAAGTCATATCATTCTCCTTTTAACCGTGTGTTTTGGTAACCGCTTGCAGCGCTCGCAGTTTTTGATCGGCTGATTTGGTATACCTTTCGACCTCTTGAAGAGAAGAGTGACCACTAACAGACATGATCTGTTGAGAGGTACATCCTTGCTCGGCCATGTATGCAATAGATATCTTACGGACACCGTGTGATGTGTTGTCGGGAAGACCAGCAGCGGCACACCATTTTTTAAAACGATTGGCCCAGGCATTGCCGCTTGTGTGGGGCTTGCCATGTTCGGTAACAATAAAAGTAAAGGGTCCATGAAGCCATGCCGTTGCATCGAGGCAGGCCTGTAATTCTGGAACTATGGGCATAATAATTTTTGTCTCGTCTACATATGCACTGTCACTACCTTTTGTTTGCGTAAAACTAATCCAGTTACATTCATTAGAAATTGTACGATCTATGTGTGGTGGACCTAGTTTATAGACATCTGATCTTCGCACTGATGTATAAAGCAGCAGCTTTAAAGACAGGGTAGCTTTACTAGCGGGTGGGTGGAACGCTAGATATTGATTGATCTCGTCCATCGTCCACGGTTTATGACCGATTGTTTTATAAGGTAGGTTCTTTACGCCAACAGCTGGGTTTGTTTGCAACAAGTCTTCTTCTTCGCACCACTCAAAGAACTTCCTTAATGCCTTCATTAAATTCTTTGCAGCCGCAGGTGTATCCCGCTTTGTGTTGCGCATCTGTCTTATGTGTCTGGGCTCGAGCGTATGTAATTGCAAGTCGCTGTATTTTTTTTTCCAGCTGGTCAGAATATTTCTACGCTGTTCTTGGGTACCCGCTTTGTATGATTGAAAGATTGCAGAAGAAAAGTATTGGTTAATTAAATCTTCGACGCTGCCGGATTCTACATAAACTTTTGGCTTTGATTGGGGTTGAGATGTTTTTACAGCGTCAAGATATGACTGTATAAACTCAGGCGTGTTGGGTTCTCCTTTAATTGGATATTGTTTTTTAAAAGGAGGGGGTCGGTAATAACGAACTGTTTTACCGTGCCTGTTTTTAAATGTTTGAATATATTTAAGACGCGTCTGCAAGCCTATCGTCCCACTCGTTGCTATGCCCTGCTTGTATATTGGCATTGGCATCTATCCATCTGTCAAGTTCGTCACGCAGATAACCGATGCGCCCGGGCGTGAGCCTGATAGTACGTAATTCTCCTGCACTTGTTATTCTATGGATAGTTGAGGGCGATACCGAAAGATAATGACAGGCGGCTTGGACGGATAATACTCGAGGGGGGAATTGAAACTTCATTGTACTGCCTCCTGCAAAACTTCGGTTACTTCAAGCTCGTGGTCGTAGAGACTTGCGGCAATCTTTTCGAGATTGGTTCGGGCCATCTGCTCGAGCGCGGTGTCCTTGTGTTGGCTATAGGCGTTGAGATAGTTGACGACAGTTTTTTTGTGCCACTGGCCAGTTAGCTTGGCAAGCTGAGTGGTTGTAAGACCGAGCCCTTCGTTTCCAATGTAGAACATGCGTTGACGAGCCAGCTTGAGCGGGGTTGATTTGCGCTGCCCGAGAAGTGTCGGCACGGACACTCCTTCTTGAAGGGCAGAAGCCACAACGAGGTTGGCAAAGAAGAAGCGACGTGAACACATCGCCTCCATTGTTGCCACCTCGAGCGCAAAGGATTGATCGTTAAGCATATCAAAACGGAATGTCGTCGATGTCTTGATTAGCAGGTGGGGCTTCGGGCGGCTCCTGTTCTCGCGCTGCATTATATGGTTTGCCGCCGTCGATGACGTTAACAATACCTGTGAAGCGTGGCACTTCAATATCAGTAGCCTTGCGTTCGGCCCCTGTTTTGTCCGTGTACTTGCGGTATTTAATCATACCCGTGACTTGTACTTTAGATCCTTTGATTGCCTTCTTCTCAATTTTTTCAGCAAGTCGAGGGTCCCAGACAGCGATGTCATGCCACTGTGTGTCTTCCATCATCTCTCCCGATACCTTGTCTTTACGATAGGTATTGGTAGCGAGGGAAAACTTAGCGAACTTATCTCCCGCTTTTGTTTTTTTGATCTCGGGTTCTTTACCCAGCCGACCGATAAGGTTTACTTGATTAAACATTAAGCTGCCTCCTTCTCTTTGTTAGGTTGAAAGTCAGAAAGTTTCTTGCGATACAACTCGACCGCAGCCTTGACATAGCCGCCGTTGCTTGGGTCCTCATCCTTGCAGGCAATTAGCTGCCGTTTGTACTCACCTTCGTAAGTAGCTTCGAGGTCTTGAGAATTAGACGAGGTGTTCACAATCGTTTCAAAATCTGAAACAACCTGGGGTTTGCTAAACTGGGTACGTACTTGCTCGACATATTTATTGTCATCGAACTTGCCCAGAAAGACATCTGCATTAAAGCCTAGGTAGCTCAGGCATTTGGTTAGCCCGTCTGTCACTGCTTTCTTGGTTGCATCTTCATCGACACGACCAGAGCCTAGTGATTTCTGACCGCACTGCTTGATGGTTTGCTCACGGTTGCCATGCCAGAGTGTGACAACGGCAATCACGGTATCGTTGGGGGGAAACATTAACTCAAAGTCAAAGCCCCAGCCGACACCAATAGGACCAAACATTTCTGTTGCAGTCTGAACTTGATAGTGAGCATCAATTGCTGTGAAGCCGCCACGTTGCCCGACATGCTTGGTATGAGAGGGATCCGTTTGACAGACCTTGTTCCATAGCTCGAGGTTATCTTTCTTTGCTGATGCCATTGCTTTCTCCATTATAAAGGCGGTTGTTCTTCCAGTTGCCCCCGTCCTTGATTGATCCGTCTGCGTTCATATCAAGCGAGGGGTAGTAAGCCGTTGATGCTTCCTTGTAGTATTCGGTTGCCACCCAGACGCGGCCTTTTCGACCGGAGCGGAGCTTTCTTTTTTGTCCGGTGTGTTTAACCCGTCCAAGATTTTCGAGTTCGGATCGGCGTGTTCGGATTGTGGAGCCAGAGGGTCGTAATCCACGGGGTCCGTGGCTATACCGTGACCAGTAGTATTCGGTCAGCACTTCATCAGTGCAGCCATGTTCAGCAAATTGCTCCAGGCAATCTAGCACCTCACCTTGTAATTGATTAAGGTAAGGGTAGATGCTTGCTGCTGCTTCGTGGCTTGTGTCTGGATCATCGGGCCGATAACGAGTGTGGAGCTCGGGCTCGGTGATCCCTTTAAAGTCAAGTTGTTCCATCTTCTCTCCTTTGAAAAATGTAATCACCCCTGTCAACCAGTGATTACTATGTAGGGCAGAGGGCAGTACCTTTGGGGTGATCAAATAAAGGCAATGGGGGTTTGTCCGAAAAAGACGAGATTGCAGTCTCGTACCTATGAGCTTTTCTTCACCCCACATTTTATCGGTTAAAAAATATCGAAAAATAAAACCGACCTGCTAACAGGCTACTAAATTCCTTTCACTGTTAATGATCCACTCTTTGAACGTGTGACTTTGACGCCATGTCCCTCGGCATGACGAACATTGGCTTCAACCATTTTTCTAAGGGCTGTCTTTGATTTAGCGCAATCATCAGCAGCCGCCTTGTTCTCAAGATATATATTGGCGTGTTCAGCCCAAGAGTTTGACGACGACATATCAACAGAGATCATGTTGTCTATGGTGATCTTGATAGGATCGACGGGTAATTCTTCTTCAAGGTTGCAAGGTTCCCGATCTGATGTCACGCAGTCCCAGAATTGATGCTCCATCTGGACGAGGTTCTTGATGTACTCATCGTCACGCTCGATCCGAAGCGGTGTCCAATCATTCCCTTTAATTACAGAGAGCCACACATGATCCCGTTCTGGATAGAGCGAGAGGTAGTGCATCATTTGAGGGTAGTAATAATTGAGAAGTTTATCTGTCGTATTAAAAGAGTAGGTATGTTTGCACTCGAGGATACCTCGATCACCAACCAGCCCATCGACGTGACCACCTCGACAGCCGTCCGTAACAAATTCTACATCTCGATACACTTTAAGGTTCAGGGTTTGAGCAAACCAGTCTGCATTAAAACTTTCAGTAAAGATTCCAAGCTAGACTTTAAAGATGGAAGATAAATCATCGGGCTGTCTACGGCCTGTCTTTAGTTCCCATAGCTGGTGCCAATCACCCTTGATGATAGCATAGGCGTCTGATCCACCGACGTATGTGTTGCGGTTGCGGTCAGGCTGCATTGGATTGGTTCCAGGGTGTGGGGTATTCGGCTGCATTATCGAAGTCTCGAGCGTCCTTGATCAGCTTCCAATATCTGTTCTTCGCAACCCAAGCGAGATGTGCTGCGTACCTGCGGCTAGCACAGTCTTGTTCGTTGATCGGATACTTCTGATTGTCACGGATAATACGTTCGGCTTCTTGCCGCGCTTCCACAGCCAGCATAACCTTTTCTGTGTACGGATCTCGCCTCATCATTGGCAAGCAATCATAGATAGACATCACTCTACTCCTGATAAATTGCTCAGTCTGGTTAACCTTTCGATGACGTTATCGAGTAAGGCTGTATCGAGTACGGCGTTGCGCAGTTGTGATCGCATACGTACTTCCATAAGTAGTTGCCGAGAGCGATTACATTCCGTCGAAACTTCCTCTTTGAGGCACGACTCAGTGACATCAAGTGGGAAATACTGGTAGTATTCTTCTGCTTCCATGACGATTCATGCTCCTCCATGTGTGTTAAAGTAATGCAAAAGTGCATTATTATCAAGCACAATTAATGTGTTAATGCATTTTTATTAAAAGATTTTTGACTGAGAGGCTCGCTGCCCCCTGCCTTTGGGGGGCGGGGCGGCGAACCTCGAGGGAGAAATCAAGCCGTGAGTTTTAGTTTTAATCTCATGCGTTTGATTTGGTTCTCGAGCTTCTTAACTGTTCGATAGATCTCATCAGACCACACCGCTTTGTGTATCTCTGCGGGCAAAGGCAGTGTCTTCCAC